AGTCCCGTCAGGCTAATAATGCCAGAGAAGCTTATGCCTCTGAGATTGGACTGTCCGAGCGAGATAACAGTAAGCGTGCAGGCGAGATCACCAAGGAGTATGGTGGTGCTGTTGGCTCGATCTATAAGTTCGGTGCTGATGTAGTTGATACTGTAACGACTGGTTTCAGTAATCCTACCATTGCAGGCGACACTGTTGCTTCTGGTGTAGGCTCTTTGTTTGCCGGTGGTCTGGTGGGCAAGGGTCTGAAGGCTGTAGGCAAGGCTACGATTGGGCGTGCTGTGTCTGGTCGTATCGCTTCTGCGGTAGCTGAAAAGGCTACGATGCCTGCTGCCATTGGCCTTATGGAAGGTGGTGGTGCTTACCAAGCTACTGCCGAACAAGCATACCAAGAGCTACGTGCTCAGGGTAAGACCCACGAACAGGCTGTCAGTGGTGCTAATGCTGCTGCTCTTGAGGCTGCTGCTATCCAAGCACCGATTGGTGCTGCTACTGGTCTGCTCGTAAGCAAGTTTGAAGGTGCCCCCTTCAGAGTACCTTCCCTTGGTTCGGCTATCGGCAATATTGCCAAGGAGGCCTTGGAAGAAGGTATCCAGTCTGCATCAGGCCAGCTTGCTCAGAACAAGGCAATGCAGGACTACGTTGATCCTAATCAGGATCTTATGGAAGGTGTCGGTCAGCAAACTGCTCTCGGTGCTCTGGGAGGTCTAGGTGCTGCTGGTATAACGCAGGCACCGGGTATTGCTCTGCGTGGTAGTATCGAAGCTGCCAAGCTTCCATTCAAAGCTGCTGGTGCAGTTGCTTCGTATGGTGCTGATATCATTCGTGCTCGGAACCAGAGAGTTCAGGATAAGACCCTAGCTGATCTGTATGCACAGGCTGATGAAGCTTTGCCTGAAGCCCAGACCGAAGCAGAGGGTATTATTTCTTCTGGTTCCAATAATGAAGGTACCAAGACTACTGCCCGTGAATGGGTCAGTGGAATGGTTGACCGCTTTCAGCAAACCAAAGGTATGCAGGCTGCTACCGAGATTGTGAACAAGACGGGTGGTGCTGTTAAGGAAAAGCTCGATGCTGCCTTGACGGTAATCAATTCTGTTCGTGCATCTGAAGCCACTCAGGAAGATACTACTCCTGAAAGCCTGACTGGTAGCACTATGCAGAACATCAAGGATGTGGTGGCTAATGCCGCACAATCTGAGGGTGTTCAGCAGGCTATGGAGAAGAGCAAGGCTCTCTTTGGTAAGGCTGCTGGTGCTATCAATGCAGGTGTCCGTTCCGCTATTGAAGGTCAGCGTAAGACTGGAACCAAGGACTTTATTGAAGTCCAGCAAGCTGCTGATCGTCTGGTTGGGCTAGCCGAGACTAACCCTGAAAAGATTGATCCTGATACTGTAAACCAGATCATGTACCATGCTGGTCAGGGGGATATCAAACTCACCCCTATCCAGACCAATGCTTTGCGTTTGGGTGTTGCTTCTGCTCGTGCAGCACAGGCTGCTACTGAGCTAGAAAGCAAGTATGGCCTAACCGAAGCTCAGTCGGTAGCCAATCAGGTATTCACTGATGGTCGCACGAAGGGACAGAAGCTGTCTCTCCAAGAACATCTTAAAGCGGTTAGGCTGGCGCTTGACTCTGGTGATGCTGAGGTCGCTGCCAATTCTCTGAGAGAACTCCGTGGCTTTGCTCAGCACTTGGCTAATCAGGTGGTCGCGATCAATGACGCTCTGGTTGGAGGGAACACGAACGACAAGAACCCAGTCCTCTTCGATGCCCATATCGGGAACGGTAGGTTCAGAAAACTCGGGCGTAGGTATATCCAGCCTACCTCCGAGAAGAGCATCGTAGTTGCTCAACAGATGGCGGTGCAAGCTGGCGTCATCGGAACTGCGTTGAATGACCTCAGTGACGCCTTCCCCAGTTTTGGCATCGATCATGTTGAGATCCCTTCGCTTGATGCAACGCTCGACGGTGATGCTGCTACCATTGCCAAGGTCTACGCTGCTCGTAACCGTAAGGTTCCGGTCAATGAGACAGACAGCATCCCCGCCGAGGCTGTTGAGGTAGTCGAAGCCGTTGAGGCTGATATTGTCGATCAAGGGGAACAATCCTCTCAGGATGAGATCATTGAGGCTAGCCCAGTAGAAGACGATAGTGAACCGTCTGAAACTGTCACTGATCCTGTTGAGGAACCAGTTGAGCAGGAAGCTGCTGAACCAAAAGAGGAAATAGTTCCTGAAGTCGAAGAAAAAAGTTCTGATACTGTAATCGAGCCAACCTCTAAGATTGATAGGGTTGGTGGTGAGAAGAACCGTGTCGAGCGTGCATTCAAGAAGCCTAAGAATGCCAAGACCCGTATTGGTGATAGTGATGCACCGTTGCAGACAATCCGAGATATTCTATCTTCGGAAGCATCTCTGAATGATCATCTTGAAGGTAATCTAGATCGCAGCTTCTCAAAGGAAGTTGCTCAAGATTACAAGGTGATGTTCGCTCTCGCTGATCGTATGCTGAAGGTTCTGAACCAGCGTCTTCAGGATAAGGCAGGTTCCAAGCTTGATCGTTTGGGCGATGGTTTCCTCACCAAGCTAGAAGCTGGTGCAGCCAATGCCGCTATTCGTACCGAAGACGGAACCCTGATCTATGATCCCAAGATCATAGAACCTGCTGTCTTGGCTGGCATCCAATGGATGCTGAAAATGAATAGCCATGGCAACCCGATGACGGATGATGATGTCCGTAAGATGTTCGGATTTGATGATACCGTCTACATTCCGAATGGTCTGGCTAACACGCTGTCCATGTCTGGCTTGTCTTCTGTTGAGGTATCCCGTTCCTTGGCTCAGGCCGTAGGCCAGTTCATTGGACTGGAAGAGCGTAGCGATACCCCGGTGAATGAGGCTCAGGCTGTAAAGGAAGGTCTGGCTAAGGAAGTTCTGACTGCTCTGATTGAGGTAGGGCTTGTCGATGAGGTTCGAGTTGACCTCACAGCTACTGACTTGCCGCTTCGTCAGAATGTACAGTATGTTACTCGTTTCCGTCCTGCCACTCAGGCAGACCCGGAGGGTAATGTCGTAAAGGCTATTCCTGCTGATGCAGCTATTCGTGGTTTCCCCAATGCCATTGAGAAAGCTATCCTCAATCAGGTAGAGGAAGTTTCGTTCATTGGTACGGTGCCTACTGAGGTAGCTGCTACTCAGCTTCGTTCTGATACTCCTATCACTGATGAACAACGTTCAGTCATTGAGGCTGAACAGGCTACAGAGCATAAACTCAATCTTCCTTTCATCGGTGTGCTTACCCGTATGAAGGAAGAGGCTGTGCTCCGCCTGTTTGCAGGAGAACTGTCTGATACTCTCAATGAAAACCACAAGAAGTCTGTGGAAGGTCGTCGCCTGACGATGCAGTCTGCATTCCGTTCGATCCAGAACCTAGTGGCTGAGGTTGAGAATGCTTCGGCTAAAGCTGGACGTGCTGTGGACGATATGCCTGTTCATTACAGGTATGCTTATACGGTAGTGAACCGTCTTCAGATGCTGGGTAAGGACAATCCTCAGTCCAGCAAGCTGATGCGTGAAGCTGTGCTTCCTACTTGGGATGTGATTGATCTCACTGATCCCAGCAATCGTATGAAGTTCTCTTTGGGTCTGGCTCAGGCTCTCGGGGTCAAGGTCCATACTATGGACCAGACCAAGATGCTGGCTGAGCTTAAGAAGTCTTTGGACAAGTTCCCTAAGACCTTGGAGCTTCTGGCAGATGAGAATGTAACTCTCACTGACGCTGACGTAGATACAATGAAGTCTGAGGGTGTAGACAGCCCTGTGGCTCTCCATGCCTTGATGGAATATGCCCGTCTTCAGAAGCCTGAGACTGATCGTACCAAGTTCAAGACAGCTATCTATTTTGAAGCTGATGGCGTGACGAATGGTGTGGTGAACGCCATGTCGTTGTTCTCGGCTGGTGCTTTCACGGACAACTGGATCTCGAATATCGAGCGTGGTGGTCTGTGGCTCGGTGAGCAGGTAGCTTCCCTTGCTAACCTGCGTAATCGTGATGGTGCTTCGGAAGCTGACCTCTATGGTGTGGCTGCTGAGAATACTGCCACTAATGTTCAGAACTTGCTGAAGGCTCATGCTGGTCAGGAAACTGGTCAGATGATCTCTGCGGTTTTGAATGTGCTGGATGTGCTTCTGCCAAAGGGTGTGAAGTTCGATGCAGCTAATAATCGTCTCAAGCTGGATCGTGGTGCAGTAAAGAACCCACTGACTATCACGATCTATGGATCGGGTGCTGCTGGCATTGCTGGCAATGTACTGGATGAGGCTCTTGGCTCCATGTACGAACGCTTCTCTGAAGCGGCTGCAAGGAGACAGGAAGATCCTTCCATCTCTATGGGTCAGGCATTCTTCGGAGGTGACAAGGACAGTGCTGATAAGCGTTGGGCTGAGTTCACTGTTGCCATGAAGATGCTTGGAGACAACAAGCTTTCTATCAATGAGAAGCAGCTTGTAGTCAGCAGATCTGATCTGAACGGTACTACCCTGCGTGGTACTAACTTCACTGACTACACAGTCGATAAGGTAGCTGCGAAGGCGATGAAGGATAATATCCTCCATGCTTTTGTGAACCCTATGGTTCAGGGTATTACCAAGACTGTTGGTGCAGACCTTATTGAAACTATGGGGCTGATTAAGACACAGACTCAGGTCTGGTCTTTGGTTGGTCAGTATATGTACCAGAACGCTTATGAGACTGCTCTGAAGGAGAAGCGTAAAGCTAACCCTGATATGGATAGCTATGAGCTTCTGTCTAAGTCTGAAGAAGCTGATATTCGCAAGAAGATCGGCAATAATCTTCCTGCGTTTGGTACTGGTTCTCAGAACTTTACGTTCGGTCAAAGTCAGCGTCTGAACTTCCCCTTCATGGTGAGCAAGCAGGGCAAGCCTCTGAGCCTTGAGTTCAGTCGTGCTCTTGATGATCGGTTTGAAACGCCTGCATATGGTTATATGCCGGGTGATGCTGGTGTGTCCGGTCAGCCTAACATGACCATTGGTAGTGGTGATGGTCAGGCTATTCAGAACATGGTTCTGAACCCCAACACTCCTAAGCGTCGTCTTCAGATCTTTGATGGTATCCACTCGACAGTTGGCGAGCTTGACCAGATGGGGCTTGCTGCAAACCAAGGTGTCTATGACTCTTGGCAGCGTAACCCTCTGGCTAACCTGACTGATGCTTTCCAGAGCTTTGCCGATCAGGTGGATCTGTCTTCGTTGAATGGGGATCAGCTTAAGGAACTGGCTAAGGCCCTGTTCAATAAGTGGAGTGAGATCCCCAGTTCCGTAGATGTCGAGAACGGTATCAAGGCTAAAGCTGCTGAAGGAAAGCAGCGTGCTGATAACGTGGCAGCACGTCAGCGTGTATTGGCTAGAGTTCAGCTTTCTGTTGATCAGATGGCAGGTGCAGGAAAGCCCTTTTTCAAGGAAGGTGTGATCCTTACTGGTTCCGCCTCTGATAAGGCTGCTCAGCTTGAGCGTATGCGTGCTGTAGAACTAAGCCTCAGAAAGACCTCTGAGGATAAAATCGAACCTGTGGTACCGAACCAAGGGGAAGTAGTAGAAACTGCTCCTGTACGGTCTAGGGCTGCTCCTGTGAGCACGTTCCTCAATATGACGGAAAGAGCCATCTCCAAGATGAGCACTGATCGTCTTACCCGTGCTTTGCTTCGTGATGTGATAAGATCTGGCAGAGCTACAGATTATACCATCTCGACTGGAACGCGAGATGAGATGATCCAGTATGCTGCTGACATGGGTATTGCTGTGCCTGCTGATAGGCAGGCTACGTTCATGGGCTTTACCGATCCCAAGTCTAAGCAGATCTTTGTGGTCGATGGTAATCCTGAAACCATTCTCCATGAGATGATCCATGCTGCAACTTATGAAACTCTGGTTGCTCACTACAACGGTGAACAGCTTGGACCTGATGTGAGTGATGCTATCACTCGCCTTGAAGGTCTAATGGAAGAGTTTCGTAATGCTGAATTGACTGGTGACGCATACGCTTCGTCTCTTGCTGAGATGAACCGTCAGTTCATGGACAACAATAAGGCCGGTGAACTTAATGAGTTCATGGCATGGGCATTAGCTAACCGTGAGATTTCTGAACAACTTCAGAAAATCAAGGTTGAAAATCCTGCACTTAGAATTGCTCGTGCAGTGGTCAAGCAACTGAAGGCTCTACTGTTTGGTGGTAAGCGTTCGGCTGCTGTGAAGGATGACGTGTTTACGAACCTTCGCTTCAACACCAGTATTCTGATGCGGGCTGCTCCTGCGTCTGAAGCTGCAACTTCAGCGATGATGTTTCATGATCCTAGCTTTGGGGATAACCAGAGGATCAGTGATCTTCTTGGTTCCATCAAAGCCAAGGTTGGTGATTTCATTAACGATACAGCTATTGCCAGTGCTGTGAAGTCCACCCAGACCAAAGCATCTTTGGTTGCTGCTGCTCGTGTCATGAAAGCTTTTAGTGAAGCTGGTTTCGCTATGAGCAAGCAAGAGCAAATCGCCTTCATGCACATGACTGGTATCATGGGTACTGCTGCGGATCTGGATGCTAATGCTGCTTCCAGAATGCAGGATATGTACTCCCATGTGATCAGCAAGCTCAGTATTGAAGACTTCCTGCGTAACCCAGATGAGATGGATGTTGCAGACTCCGATCAGGCTAACCGTAAGTTCAATTTGATTGCTGGTAAGTTCTCTGCTCGCAGCGATAGACTGGATCGTTCTGTAATTTTGCCTGCCTTCGTGGCACTGGCACAGACGAATGACGAGTTCCGTGCTATCCTCAATCGTATGGATATGCCGAAGGGCAACTACGGTACTTGGAAGACTGTGGATGGTCTTCTGGATAACCTCGGTGATATCGCCATGAGCACGATGGGTCGTGCTGTATCTGGTGAAGGTCTGACGACTAAGAATGTCCAACAGGCTGTAGATAATCTTGTGTCTCAGATGCTTGAGACCAATGCCGATGCCGAGTTGTTCATTGAGAAGTTCACGAAGCCGGTTGGCTCTGTAACTGATCGTTTGAACGATGGTCTAACGGCTGGTTTTGCTTGGCTTGGTGAGAAGGCAGAAGCCAACGTAAAGAAGGCACGTCAGAACCCTAATGCCCGGATTAAGCGTGCTGTGGCTGAAAGCCTGAATAGTGTGGCTGGTCTGCTTTATGAGCCGACTGGTCTACAGGCTGCTATGAATGTGATGTCCGTTGCCAATGGTGCAGAGGGCATGTGGAAGCCATTCTATGATCTGCTTAAGGATCTGATTGGTAGAACGGAAGAGAATGCTGCTGTCTATGATCTGATCAAGACTGCACGTTTCTATGTGTCCAGCCTTCGTCAACAGTTCGTGGAAGAACTTCCTAAGATCATCAACTCTAAGTTCAAGAATGAACTGAGTGATGCTCATCAGGAAGCCATGCACAGGGGCATTGCTCAGACTGATGCTGCGGTGTTGTTGGATGGTAATAAGATAGAAGATGTTCTTCGTTGGATCAGCAATGCTGCTGCAAGAGATGTTAAAGCTAAGCAGCTTACAGATACCATTCGTGAACTCTCTCCTGAGAACGCTAAGCTGATTGAAGCCAAGGTCAATCAGTTGGCGAAGTATATGGTTCACAGAAAGACTGGATCCAACCTACTTCGTAATGCTGATGCTATTGCTCACCTACTTAATGAGGGGGTAAGCTCGCCTGTAACCTCTAAGGAAATGATCAGTGCAATCGATCAGCTTGTCTCGTTGAAGGCTATTAGCCTTCAGTCGAGCAAGACGCAGATTGCCCTTTCTTCCTTGGTTCTCAGCGAAGCTGATGGTCTCAACTTTGTACTGAACTCTCTTCGCGGCCAGCGTGAGTTGGATATGTCCAAGGCCACAGGCAATGGCAGGTTCAACCACTACAAGGGATATATCCCTGCTACCTATGCTGATGCGGTGTCTTTGGTGATCGTCAAGGATAACGATGTAGAGGAAAAGAAACGTTATACCAATATGGGCTATACACCTGTTGGTGTGCTTGACGGTTCTGAGCGTGATCCCTCTGCAAAGAACCGTTCGTACTGGGTAGCACCTGTCTCGGGTAAAGCACCCTACTCTCAGGGTATTGCTCAGAACGTCCAGCAGACTGTCTCTGGTGTAGATAAGGCTTCTGGCTTCTCTACTGCCATGACTGGCGGCATCATTACTGATGCCAAGTTCGTGGCCCAAATCAGCCGGAACCAGAAACCTGAAACAGAAGGCAGAGCCTTGCTTCCTGTGTTCGATGAGAAGGGTAAGCTGTACGCCTATGAGCGTCAGGTTAATCCGATCATCATCGAGAACTATCTGAAGCCAGAGCGTAACCTTGCTAAGATGGTGGGTGTTCGTGGAGGCCGTCAGGCAGAAGAAGCTTCTGCCTTCCAGATCAACAAGGCACTTGTAGATGCTCTGCGTGATATGTGGGATCGTGATAAGATTGCTGTACGTGGTGGTACATCCCGTAAGGCAGAATACGTGGATCTGTTTGAGAGCACTGATCCTATCATCAAGGACTCTGTTGGCATCTTCTCCAATGAGATGCGTGCATACATAGAAGCACGCTTCCCTGAAGGCTTCATGGTTCGTCGTGATATGATCGAAGATGCGATTGGCTATCGCAATGCTTCTGTTGGTGATGCTTGGACTGGCACTTCTCGCTGGTCCGATCAGACTCAAAAGATGGTCAAAGACAGTCTTACCTTGATGTTTGGTAAGAAGGCTTATGCTCATGTGGTGAGGGCTGAGAAGTTCTGGCAGAATGCTATCGTACAGGATCTTAGGACCATGATTGTGATCCGATCTGTGGTTGTCCCGATGGCTAATGCTGCCAGCAACGTCTACCAGTTGATTAGCCGTGGTGTTCCTGTCGTGCCTATCTTCAAGAGCATTCCCAAGAAGACTGCTGAAATTGAAGCATGGCACAACACCAGAGTTCGTCAGATGGAAGCAGAAGCAGAGCTTCTGGCTGAAACTGATGTTGTGAAGCGTCGTAAGCTGGAAGCAGAGATCAAGACGATTACTGACAGCCATAAGCGTTTGAGCATCTGGCCCTTGCTGCAAGCTGGTGAGTTCTCGTCGATCTCGGATGCTGGATCCAGAGAGGATGTTCTTCTGGTTCAAGGTCGTCTGTCTGACTTCATTGAAGCACAGATTGACAAGCTACCTTCGGCTATCCGTACTGCTGGTAAGTACGCTATCATCTCGAAGGATACGGCTCTGTTCCGTGCTCTTCAGAAGACAGTGGATTATGGAGACTTCGTAGCTAAGGCTATCCTGTATGATGACCTTACCAAGCGTAAGGGCATGACCAGTAAGCAGGCTCTGGCTCAGATCACGGAAGAGTTCGTGAACTATGATAGACTGCCGGGACGTGACCGTCAGTATCTTGAGTCCATTGGCCTTCTCTGGTTCTGGAATTTCAAGGTCCGTTCGGCTAAGGTTGCCATGAGCATGGTCAGGAATAACCCTGTGCATGGTCTGATTGCTGCCAACATGCCTATGCCCCTGTCCGGGATCGGTCTTCCTATTCAGGATAACCTGTGGGCTAGCTTGTTCGATGGCAGGTTGTTCAACTCGTTCGGTCTTCACATGGGAATGCGAGCACCGGGGTTGCTGCCTATGGGTAACATCTTCGGATAATAAAAAACCCCCGGACGGTTCCTACGTCCGGGGGTTCGTTTTGACCTAAGTAGTGTCTGGTGGGTCTTGGTCTCTGCACTTGGAGATCAGACCCAAGACTACCATTATGACAACACCTACCGCGATGTACGGGGCGGCTGCAATGATGACAGCGTAAAGTACGAAGAACGTTATCACCATTGCGACCCCGATCAACAGGGCCTGCACTTAGATCAGTTCTTCGGCTTTTCCATCTTGGCAAACAGAGACTTACGGGGAGCCTCCTCGGCCAAGGGTTCCGGCTGAGCTTCAGCTTCTTCCTGAGCCTGCTCTTCAGCAGCGTCTTCCTCGGTAGGAGACTCTTCCTCAATAGGAGCGTTCAGATCAGTAGTATCTGCTTCGCGAGCTACTTCCTCTTCGCTCTGACCTTCTTCAACAGCAGGCTCTGCCTCAGCAGGAACTTCAGCAGGTGCGGTAGCCTTTGCCTCAGCAGCCTTCTGTGCGATATTCAGGGGCTTGGTTCCCGAGGTCTTCACCTTGGTGGGAGTAGCCTTAACCTGTGGCTCAGGCTGTGCGACTTCAGCATCAGCCTCGTTCTGCGTAAGCAGGCGAATGGATGCAGTGAAGCCAGCCGGTCCACGAGTAGCAGCAAGGTCGATCTTTACGACCGTCTCGACGCCCAGACCGGGGATCAGTTCACGGACATACTTCTCAACGGCAGTTTCGATATCTGCCTGCTCGATAGTGATATTCATTCCCATTTTAAGGTACCTTTCGTTTATCATTTGAGGCGCTCGATTACAGCCTCAACTCTGGGATTGCCCTTGTCATAACCCCCGTAACCGAATGCCACCATCGAGAGGTATTCAGGCTTATCATCGGGGATGACACCTTCTTTGACTAGAACGTCGCAGAAGAACTTATCTACGATACAGCAGACATTAGCCACATCAGGAGTCGTTTTGGTTCCTGTAATAAGCCAATAGCTTATGCGTATCTGTTCCATCTTAGGTAAGTCAGTAAGCAGAGGGGCAACTTGCTCTGCAAACTTTATCTTCATATCATTGAGTTGATGGAAAGAAGCGTTTCTATATACATTCAGGTTGAGATGAAAGTTTCTAACCTTTCTAACCCCATAAGGAATGTATGTAGGTAAGTTCAAAGTCCACATAGAAACGGCCCTTATTTCTAAGGACCGTCTCTACTCTCAGATTATGTTGGGGGTCAAGCCAGATTAGCCCTTATTGAAAAGGCTCTTCCGCTCACCACCACCATTGTTGCCGCTGTTGCCAGAGGCAGGCGGTGCCTTGTTGCCACCGGGACGACCGGACTGACCACCCGCACCATCCTTGATGGTGCGCTTGTCCTTCACCTTGCCCTGATGCTGGGTGATCCAGCTATCCCAGAACACGGCTACATTCTCACCCTGCTTGTTGACAATGGCGTCGTCAGTGACCGTGGCACCGTTCTCAAGAGCAACCTCGGCCTCACGAACCGTGCAGCGGTAGTTGGGGAACAGAGCCTTCTCGGTGTTGTTCACCTCACGCTCTTCAGCGATAGGCTCATACTGACCAGTGCTGTCGTTCTTCTTGGTCTTGTTTTCAGTGATCTTGTAGATCGCAAGAGCCACTTCCTTGCCGAGAAGCTCGACCAGCATAGGTACTGCCTTCGGCAGTTCCTGCTTAGCGTCAGGGTCATAGACCTTGAAGGTCTTCTCTTCATCAGCCTGTTCCGACAGAGGCTTGTCAGTGCAGATGATGCAGATATCATTGACGATGTTGAAGCCGGGAAGAGCGTTACGCTTGGTCTCGTCCTTCTTGCCCGACTTGTCCTTCGGGTGATAGTAGTTCTTGCCCTGACCATCCGTGATCCAGAAAGTCTCACGGTATTCCTTGTTGTCCTTATCGGTGAAGATAAACGTCACCGACTGTGCATTGGAGCTAGTGCTCTTGCCTGCATAAGCAGCCTTGATGGTCATCGTGTAGATGTCGGTATCACGAGTCCAGCTACCACCGCCGACACGATCTTCCTGCTTCTCCAAATTGTCAGTGGAGAGGTTGTTAAAAAGTCCCATAACTCAAGTTCTTCCGTATTGTTTTTCTACTAGCTTAGTATCGTTTTGATATTAGGTGTCGTAGAACTTGTGAAGGTGATCCAGCAGAAGCTGGGCGTCGTTGTCCATATACGTCTGCTTCTTGGTGAACATTCCCATTGGCGAACGAATACGGGTACCGATTGTCTCTTTGGTCAATCGGGTTTGGAAGACATACTTAAAACCTAGATCCTGTTCGTCTTCACTGATGTGAAGAAGCTCTGGATCAAAGTCCTTCAGATCCTTGATCGGGATCTTCGTAGCTTCCACCACGGTGGAGAAGTAAGCTTCTACACCTTGGTTCTTGATAGCACCCTTGATGGGCACTGATCTCTTCATAGCCATTGCACTCTCGTCATAGACTTCGAGTACGTGGGCAATGATGATTACAGGCTTTCCGAACTGCACCAGCTTTTGCTGAAGAAGGTTCTTCCAGAACTGTGCATAGTTACTCCAACCCTTCATGGTATCGGCAGTACCGAGAACATATTGGCTCTCGAACATGTCCATCATAAAGGTGGAGGAGTCGATGATAAGACCATCAACATCGTCGGGATTGTCGATAGCATCGTCTACATAATTGTAGACCTGATATGGATCATCCACACGAGCATTGATGAACTTGTTCTTGAAAGGTAGACGCTTGCCTGCCTCACAGTTGATGTAGATCCACCTGTCTTGGTTCCGAATGTTGCGGAGAGCAGCGGATTTACCTGCACCAGATACACCACCGATCAGGATCATCTGATCGTTGAAGGCGATGTCTGGCATGTTGTCGATGTCATCAGACATAGAGTTCTTCCTCTTGGTTCCAGTCAGAGACAGTCCCGAACCAAAGAACAGGACTGCCCTAGACCACTAGATCCTCTCGAAACGTTTACCGACTGTCACCATAATGGTGGTGTCGATCTCATCTTCGGTGAGAGGATCGCTCAGCTTGTTATTGAAGGCATGGACCTGCTTCTGAACATCAACCAATGACATGCCACTGTCTACAAGGGTCAGAGCATACTTGATCATTTGGTTGTTACGGTTGCCAGAAGAGATACGTTGAGCGAACCAACGCTCAAGGTTGTCCATGTTCTTAACCTCCTGCAAGCCTTTCTTATAGGCTTCATTCTTGGAGGTCTTGGGAATGAACGGTAGAGCATCTAGGATCTCACCATCCATGTTGTAGTGGTAGTTGACAGCATCTTCGTCAGTACCTCCGAAGCATTCCCACTTCTTGGCTCGCTGATTGGCAGACTCATCCGTCTTGAACGGTAGCCATGCCATCACATTGTTCATGAACTCCTTATACTCGTCACTGTCGAGTGTAAGATGGTAGTTGATGGGAAGGATCAACCTGAAGCGATCACCGTGTCCTTCAGTCTGGTGACGCTTCGTAGTGTAGGTCATGAAGCGATGTTCCTTCATGATCTCATGACAGCTTTCGAGGGAAATACCCTCATCCACGTCAATCACGATCATGTTGAAACCTGCGAGCACATTCTCTTCTGCCCGGTGCCCAGCCTTGAAGGCATGATTGCACCAGTTGTAACCAGCAGCAGAAGTCATCAAGTGTAGTTGATCGAAGGGTACAATCTCAGCTTCGTAGTTGTATGCCCAATGCTGAGAGTAAGAAACGATCATCTCATCAATATCAGTCTCCTTGAGCTTCTCGCCCTTGAAGAACTCGATACCATCAATGAATGACTTCTTGATGATTATATGCTTCTTGTAACCCCATGCCGTAGCCATGGTCATCATCTCATTACGAGCAGCATTGCCTGCCTTATAGAATGGCAGTGCTTCATGTAGATCAGCATGAGTCTGTTCAGTGCCTACATCAGCAATGAACCGAGCCAGCTTCACATATGCCTTCTCGCGAGACAGGATGCTCTGGAATGCAGCACCTGACTCTTCCACCAAGAGAATGGCAGACATGAGATGATCCATCTCAACCTCGGTACTCTCATCAACAAAGGCATATGCCCCTGCCAGTTTGAGTGCCTTGAAGTATCGATGGCTAAGCTCTGACTTCTTGATTTCGTCATGCTCAGGAAGGTTAGCAGCTTGTGCCTCGCACTGGATCTTATAGGCCAGAAGCTTGATAGCTACATCGTCCTCTACCTTCATCTTCCATCCGTGCATTGCTGGATCAGCAAGACGATGGAACTGGGTAGCCCACTTGTTGGAGGCAGCAGCATTGGAAGGCTCAATCAAACGCTTGAAAATCTCTTCAGGCGTCTGGGTATTGAAAGCCTTTTTATCCTGCTGACCCCAACCAAAGATGCACCTGCGTGCATAGCCAGTTTCCAACATGGAGTAGAACTGGTCTTCAGTCTGACCACCATCGAGCAGCTTACTTGGGGTACCAAATAGCAACATGTTGGTGGGGGTCTTACCATCAAGCTCTTCACCGCGTTGATTATCCGCAGTATTTTTGACAAGCTTTTGCTTGACAAGACCCTGATCGTAGAGTTCCAAAAACAAAGTGAGGACATCTGTGGAACCAATTAGGTTGGATCCGACTTCATCAATTTGCAGGTTGATAGAACCACATGACGCCAGAAGTAGCTTATGCCGAAGTTGCTTCACCGCAGGAGGAGTACCAGAGTCGAAAGTGAAGGGATAAGATCCGGCAGATTTGAACTCCTTCTCGGCTCTCTCGAACTCCTCCTGTGGGTCTCCCCCATTCCTAGCAGCACGATTATTGGCAATAGCCCAAAGATGCTGTTCAGCGATGATAGGAAAAGTGTCTTCCATGAACCGTTTGGTGAACGGCTTCATCAGTTCCTGTTCTACAACATTCACCGAATGACCCTTACCGTAGCCAGAGGTGGCTAGAGCAAGGGCATAAATGTTCACTGGGATATGACCACGATCCTTGGTGATGATTGTAGCTCTTTGAGCAGCAGCCATCTTACCAAGGAAATAAGCTACCTCCACTTGGAAGAAGCCTGTGTCTGTCGTCTGTGTTTTATTGCAAAGCAACTCGACGATCTCAGTGATCGCCGGATGATGCTTCACATTCGTTAGATCAATCATGGTGTTCCTCATTCAGGGAAATAGCGGAGTCTCTGCTGACAGATGGGAGCACCCGGACAATACGGGCAACGCTTGACCTCTCCGGGCACAGTCTTGACAATGCCCTTGCCACCCTTCTCAGCCATGAACTTGTTAGCCTCAGCTAGGCTCTCGAAGTTCTTAGTAGATCGAGCACCATCTACATTTGCTTTAGAAGCATCAGCATAGTATTTGTAGTTGGGCTTTGATCTCCAAAGCTCTTCATCAGTACACTCAGGTAATTCGCTTTCAGGAGCATTACCGAGTTTCTTCAGTTGGCTCAGCTTATGACGAACGAACAGTTCAGTATCTTCTACGCTGAGCAGTGGAATGTCCTTATATTCCACACGTTTCTGAGGATATTTGGGGTTCTGCTTGGCGGCTGACTTTTGCCAGTCGGTGAAGACATAATTCACCTTGATATAATCTTCGGTGATCCAAGGCAGAGGACGGGCAGCGTCGATCCAGCGATACAAGCTTCCCTGAAGCTGGTTCTCTTCATCTCTGGTTCCATAGAGCCAACTGAAGGCTGATGTGCTCTTGTTGTCCTCTACATGGCCGTCTGCCACGGCATCGAACTTGCCACCGATAACAAAGCCATTGAACTCTCGATAGCCACGTTGTTCGAGATAGACGGGGATGATATCGGGATTAGCCTTACGCTCTTCATCGGTAGGGTTCACACGAACCAGATCGATGACATTCTGGGGATAGCCAAGCTTCCTCAGATTACGGGCATAGTTCTTTGTCCATGCCTTTTCGATACCATCATGGATAGTGTGACCGAGACCACGGCTGATATAATCAGCTACGTCCTCTGTGACCTCTTCAGGAGCAACACGGCGTCCTAGAACAATCTGTTTGATGGGACGCATCAATGTCGTAACACTGATGTAAGGCTTATCGAACGAAGCTCCTGCTTCGTAGTCGTAGTTGTCGTCAATTAGCCAGACAGCCAAGAGCAACGAAATATCAAGTTCGTTCGTGATCCTTGTCACGGTGCGTCTCCAATATGTATGTGAGAGAGAAGCCGTAGCCCCAAAGAAGGACTACGGCTCTCTTGGTTCAGACTTTAGTTGCCACCCCAACCTTCCACGAATGGAAGTTCGAGTTGTTCTTCAGTCTGACTTTGCAGGTTGGTTTGCATCTTCAGCCTCAATCAGCTTAAGACGCCGCAGTATCCTACCAGCCCGATGAACGATCTTTTCTGCACCATAGATAGCCTTATGACCGGGCTTTCCATTGTGGAGTCTGGCGTTTGCCGTTCGCCAGATCTCTTTGAAAATATCTTTCTCGTCAGGTGTAAGTTGAAGAGCATCAGCGATGTCGTCACACTCAGCCTGATATGGTTGTTGATACTCTCTCTGGGGATGCGGCACATTGGCAAGGTAATAATTTACATTGCCCCCAGTGAGCTTGGTTTCAGCCGACATGATCAAAGAACTTCAGGTATGGTTACAGCAACAGGAGCCGGAGCTTCTGCCTGAAACTCTTCTTCAGTCATGTGGCCGAGATAGGAAACATTGGTGATGATGACATCACGGATGTTGACCGAAGAATGAAGTTCCTCGGGCATCTTCATGAGCATACTCTTGGTAAGGTTCTGTTGAGCCTTAGCAAGCTTGTAGCTCGGAAAGTTCATATCGGTGTGACGAACCAGAGCGTTAGTAGGAATGGTACTGATTTGCTCTTCGTCACCACTGTTGATGGTGATCAGTACGGTTCCTGCAATCAGGAAAAAATGAAACTTATTGGTGGTCGAAGTCACTGGGTTTTTCTCCAAGATATCGAGGGGTAGGTGGTCAGCCTACCCCGTCGAAGGGGTATATCAGATAGGATTTTTGAAGGCTAGGCTGCTTCCTGCATGGCTTCGTCGATTACAGAAAATATCTGATCCTCGGTTGCACCATTGGGAATGGTGATCTCAGTCTTCCATGTAGGATAGAAGATACCAAACTCACCACCTAGTTTGACCTCATCGTGTTGTATGTCTGGTAGCTCTTGCCACTCGACAGCCTTCACTAGATTGTCATTGGCGTACTTAATGGCCTTGATGTTATCTCTTATGAGGAAGTATTGAGCATCATGGATCTGGGCACATGGTTTAATGTCCAGCTTGAATGTGCTCTTTCTTACCTTACCGTTAAACTCTACACCTGCCCTACTATTAAGCAGGCAGTAGCTTTGTCCTAGAGCATTGCCAGCAGTTCGCCCTTCGGCTTGTGCCTGATGAGGGGTCTTGCTGGTTCCCCTGACCACTTGATGGAGAAGGGGAGTTCTGAGACGGAGGCCGAATGCGATAGTGACATATCCGTCACGAGTTGCCTGATCAAGCTTAGCTTCAACCCAATCGTCACTGACTTTATAGAGTTCATGGTACTTAGCCTCCACCGCTTTTGCCTTCTCTTCTGAGAAGCCACAATTGGTCATGAGAGTCTTAAACGTACCCTGATATGTCAAGGCAAAGGTTGGAGCCTTACTGTCTTGACGAAGATAGCCATACTTATGACCCTTCTCTGCAATAGAGTTTACACTCTTAACAGAGTTAGGATCTATATCGGGCATCTGATCTCCATAGTAAGCTACGGCTCTCATGGCATGACCATCATAGCCATCGGTATAGACCTTAAGCTTGTTTGGATCCTTGCTTGTAAGTGCAGAGATACGGTCCTCCAAAGAGGCAAAATCTAGACCACAGAACAACCATCCGGGAGGTGCTTGGAAGCAACTCTTAATAGCCTTGGCATACTTAGAAGAGGCAGGCAGGTTCTGAAGATTAGGGCCAGATGAGCTAAGTCGGCCACTCTTGGTTCCTCCTAGATTGAAGTTTCCAAACAGATAATGCCAACCGTCATTACCTTGTTGAGCATTCTTTAGAGATGGAATGAAGTCGGTGATGATTTTATTCACCGCCTTATATTCTTCCAATCCTTTCAGGAATGCTTTGATGTCTGGGTTATTGGTATGAAACTGCAATGCCTTGATGGTATCACCATCAGTGCTGGGCTGCTTGGTATCAGTGTATCCCAACACAGGCAGTTGCAGGAACTCAAATAGAAGATCTTGAAGTTGAGGAGGACTGTTTGGATTAAACACCTCCTTTGCATCAGCAAGAGTTACTCTCTTCTTCTTGAGCTTAAGGTTTCTTTCATGAACCCACCTCTCATTGAGACGATCAGTGTATCTTTGAATTGTAGCAGAAGATCTGATTGCAGAGAGTGCTTTAGCCTCATCTGCTAATAGATCCTGCTCTACCTCAAGGACACGAGCCATGTTTACAGGCATACCTGTAAGCTGCATCTGAATGATGTCTATGGTAGCTGGTTGAAACAACTCACGGTAAACCGGAAGCTGCTCATCCTTTACCATTTGATCCCAGTGCTTGTTATGTGTGTACCAAGTGCTGAGAGCATCTACGAGATTGTACTGTAGGAGTTGAGCCAAGGGGATCTTACGAATATTCTTGATTTCTTCTACAGCATAATTGCCAGCAAATTCCTGAGCTTGGTCTTTCAGACCTAGCTTATTGCCAGCACAAGAGTTGGTAGCGAGGTAGGTGATGAGCTTGGTACAATCCCAATCACCATGGTCTCCAAGCATCACTTTCAGACCGTAGAGGAGTCCCTCTTGGTCTAGGATGTGATCCATGAAAAGTTGGTAGATCAGGACATAAACGTCAAAGGCAATGTTATGCCAGATGATCTTAATGTCCTGTTCTCGACAGATCTCAAAGAACCTCTTGAGCATCGCTCTACGCGGTCCATGTTCGATCTGCTTACCGAAGAACCCCGGTATCGATGTATCTTCCTGATAGTCGATAGGGAAGGCTATTCCTTCGTGCTGGTTCCAAGCGAAAGCTATAGATCCAACACCACATTCCCAGTGCTTCAGGCCAAAGCCTTCAATGTCAGAGGTGAGTGGTTGACCCTTTTCAATAAGATCGCAGAGCCAACCTTCAATTTCTGCATCAGTTTGAGGATAAGCAGCAAACTTGATAATGTCATTGCCCGGTGCCTGATAAGCACCAGTAGCATGAGATACCAAGGCATCTAAGCCCTGCTTGATCTTGGCCCTAGTCTTCTCTGGATCATAGAAGATAGTGGTGTGTGTAGGTACATATACTACCTTCCAGTCACCAAAGGGACTGTCCATCACGTAGCCAAGATTGGCTTCAATCTTTGCAGTTTTGGTAAGTGCTTTGAAATACTCACCATCAGTACATATGACATACTGAACCTTCATGTCTGAGAAGACAGGAGCAAGTTCTTCAGCGATATAAGCTCGCATCTCTCCCATAGGAGTCTTCTTCTTGCCTTCGGCATAATGAAGATCCAATACCAACATATCGTTGGGGTCGATCTCACTGGTATCCAGATAAGCTCTCTTGATTTCCTCCTTGCGGATATTTGGAACCAGTAGGGCTACTGGATACTCGGTAAGCTCGGTGTCAGAGAAATATGCGTAACGCATTGTTGCCTCAGTAAATCAGCCTAGCGGCTGCATAGAACTCCATCCTTGGCAGAAGCTTTTCCAACTGCCGGGATGCACGGACATCATCTTTGAGACTGCACCCAATTTCATCGTACCGATCCAACTGCTTTAGAGCAGGGATCATCTCTGCGAGAAAATCAGGTAGCGTGTCTCTCATCTGTTGAAGAGTCTCACACGGCATCAGAAGCTTGAAGATCATCTGACCGATCATTCGTTCTTCATCAGCTACACGCTGGGAACTCTTGATGTGCCATTCCATCTTGGTAGTCAAGCTATCGTCCAAGGTAGGTCTTTTTATACCTTTACCTAAAACCACAAAACCGGGGGCAGTATAAAACTCACCCATGAAAATAAAGCCAGCAGCTTGCTCACTTTTAATTTCATTATTCTGGTTTATTAGGTCAGTAATAGACTTATTAAGTCTACGGCGTTCACCTACAAACAAGTCCTCTAGAAATTTCTTTATTAGTTGGAAATAACTAGAGTTCTTGTGCGGCATCTTCATGACTGAATTGTCATCCATAGTACGTTACCTCAGATAATGAGG